CATCCCAGTTGCCCCCAAAGATTGCGGCGTTTATACCCATGCTACCCCCTGCGTTTTTGCTTGACGATCCAGGCGCCCAGCATCTTGCCCACTTCGGCCACCAGCACCTGCGCTGTTAGGACCTGGTGGGGCGTGATGCCGCGCACTTGTTCGCCGCACAAAAACCGCAGCCAAAATCGCAAATGCGAGAGTCCCGCATCCGCGACGTACAGGCGGGAAACCTGACTTGATTTCCCGGCCTCTACAAACAGTTGCACCTGCCCCATCAGGCAGGCCAAAAACATATCCCGTGCCACGCCGTGTTTGCGCGGCAGGCTTTGCGCAATTGGGTACAGATAACGGATCACCGTCTCGTACTTTTCAACCACGGCCATCGGCTCGTAGGTCTGTGTTGCGTCAGATTCAGGTGTCATGTGTCTTTCGTGTTGGTTAACCAGCGGCTGTCGCCGCTTTATTCAAGGACCAGGAGGTCACAGACGCCGCGCGCCCCGACGCCGCTGCTCGAGAGCGTGGGCGAGAAGATCCAGTACGAGCAACGTGAACCCGAGTTCGACGAGTCACCCCAGCTGCCCCCAAAGAATGCGGCGTTTTCCATCTGGTAGGTGGAGCCCCGGCCCACGGTGTTGACAACCCAGCCTGCGGCTGCGGCTCCGCCACCAAAGTTGGCGCCCCAGCACCATAAATTGCCACTGACTTGAGCGGCGCCCCATTTGCTGATGTAGGTGGCATTCCAGCTGGTGGTGACCGGATCAGCGCCAATCGAGGTCGCTTCGGTGGTGCCATAGGCCAGCGCCGAAAACTCAGCATAGGTGGGCAGGCGTTTACCGTAGGCCGCCAGCACTTCGGCTGCTTCCCACTGGTTGAGCGAGGTGTAGGTGGTGGTGCCGTTGCCACCAAACAGGGCGGGCACCTTGGGCGGGCTGGCGCCGTCGGCAATGGTGACGTTGTACTTGCTGGTGCCATTGGCCTGGTGATCGACGCCAAGCGGGTAAATGTCGCTCCAGAAGCCGCCCGCCACCAGCGTCATGCCGCGCGGGTCCAGACAGGCCGGTTTGAATTTCACGTCCCAAAAACTGTAGTCATTGATCTGCGCCGTGGCATTGCCACCGCCCGGTGCGCCACTGTGGCCGCCCGGTGCGTAATGGAAGCCGCCGATCTTGCGCGAGTTGGCCGTGGTGTAGCCGCTGGGCGCGCTGAAGCTGGCATCGGCGCGCACGCTGCCATCGGTACAGGCGTAAATGGCGTAATCGGTGCCTGCGGTCAGGGTTGGCATGGTGATGCTGGTGGCGCTGGCAAAGGTGACCATGGTGCCCCGCACATTGACCACCGTGGCGGCCTTGATTTGTGCGGTATTGACTGCCGTTTTGGTGAAGGCGACGCTGCTGGCATCGGCCTTGACGAACAGGCTTGCATCGGAATAGAGCGCATCAAGGTAGGTCTTGAGCGTGGCCTTGGCATTGCCCCAGGTCAACTTCTTGAGGGCGAAGCTGGCCGCGCTGTCTGCCAGCGCCAGTTCATCGGCATCGACTGGCGTGGCCTTGGCCGTGGCGGCATGGGTCTGCGGCGCGATGGTGTTGGTCAGGTTGGTCGCATCGCCCGAGGTCGGCGTGCCCAGCAAAGGGGTGGTCAACACCGGGCTGGTCAGGGTCTTGTTGGTCAGGGTGTCAGCACTACTGACCGTAGGCACCGCCACACCAGAAACCGTGATGGGCAATGTCGCAGCGATTGCCGTATTGCTTACGGTGATGCGGTCCACCCCACCGGTAACAACGGCCAATGTATCGGCGCTGGGATGACGCAGACCGGTATTTGGGTCTGCGGTGAACTGCAATGATGTTGATGCCAGCGTCCCATCAGGGAAAATGCCAGCGCCAAGTGTGTCTTTGACCGTTTGGTAACTTGCCACCAGTGCCGCAGCCTGAGCAGCCAGGTCACGCAGATAGCTCTGACTTGGAATGATTGAGTACGGCTGTGCCGATGCAGTAGAGCCCAAGTAAATGGAGCCAAGCGTCAATTGCGTGGATGAGTTTATTGAGGCAATTTCATATGTCTTGCCATCAGGGGCCATCAAGCCCTCGCCTGCTGCTGCACCGACAATGAAGTCGGTACCCGCGCCAGTGATGATTGCTGACCCATTGATGAGGGAGATTGTCCCAGTGCGATACCAGCCGCTCATAGTGATTCCTTAATTCTTGGGGCCAACCGTCTGGGACGATTGCAATTGCACGCCAATCAGACCGGTAAAGGCTTGCATGTAGGCAGATGACAGCGTGATATTTCCGCCGTACTCGACATCCTTGGCATACGAGCGCGCCATCATGTAGTTGTAAAGCGCCGTGGCCCATTGGTCATTGACCGCAATGTTTCCGGTCACGGTGGTGTATGCCTTGCCGTCGCCACTGGGCACCGCTACGTCCGTGGGGTAACTGCCATAGGTAACCTCGATTGAGGCACCAGAGGCCGCAGCAGGCGGGAACACATCAAACCAGTTTGGCTCACGCGGGTCATAAGTGAAGTGCACGAACTCAGTTACGCCAGTCATCGAGCGCCAGTCCCGGTTGATCGAATCCAGATCTTCAATCGCGATCTTGCGAATGGCACGTTTATTTCCAGACGTATTACGCGGGATGTCGATCAGGCTCATCGAGGCAGTGGGCAATTGCTGGCGTGCGCCAGCCACCGGTACAAAGGAGGCTGTCACGGCATTGGCATCAGGCCGAGCCAAAATCAAATCACGCTGACCATCATTGAGGTACACCACCAGGTCAGAAGCAGGCCAGCGCACGCCAGCCAGGTCCATCAAGGCGGTTTGGCACTCTTTGACCAGGTATTGGGCTGTAGTGGTCATGGCTTAGGCAAACTTAGGGCGCGCAGCAATGCGGCCAGTGCTGAAAGAGCGAGCGGCAGCAATGCCGGCCGAATTGATGGCAGCATCAAATACCGCCGCATTGAGTGATCCAAGATTTGGGTTTGACCATTTCTTGCCTGACTGCAACATCAGCCGTGCCCGGGCGCCAGCGGCCAATGGATCACGGTACTTAACAAACTGGTCATCAGGTATTCCAGTTGCTGACTCGCTGGGTTTAACCGACAGGCGCAGCTTTAGGCCAGTGGCCGATGCCGCAACGGGTACGGGGTACAGCAAGACAGTGCCGGGTGTGATCTGCACCAAGGTCGACGTTGAGCCGGTATGGGTTTGCCAGTCATCGGTAAAGGCATGATCCATATCGCCCACGCCATAGACTTTCAGGCGTGTGCCATCAAGCCAGGCGCCCTCAACCCGAATAAGCTCCTGTCCGGCGTCGGATGGAGCAATGTCAAGCGATGTCTGATTGGCTGAAATTGCGACTGGTGCCTGAATCACCTGCCAGGCGCGGGAGCGCGCAAAGAATTCCTGACTGGCACGCAGAAGCTCATGCTCAATATGCGGATCAGGACAGCCCGGCAACTGGGGCAGCAAGTCGATGAACCAGTTGGACCAGGCTTTCATGTTGAGTATTCCCGGCTAGTTACTCGGCCTTAGCCTTCTTTTTTTTGGGTGCAGGAGGTGTTCCGGCTTCCAGGGGCTGGGCATTGGGATCAATGTCGTCATCCTCATCTTCACCAGACTCATCACCATCAACATCTGCACTCTCTTGAAGCAGATCAATCATGGATGCAGCTTTGTCGTGATCAGACTCATTAGCCGGAAAGAACTCACCCAGGCGCAGCAAGTGAGCCAGAGTCTCGGGGTGATCGACTTCGCAAACAACCATTCCAGAATCTGCTTCCAGTTTGAATTCATAGTCCTTTTTGTTGAGGCCATGAACCAGGACGGTTCCATCCGCGCGCATTGCAATCGAGGTTTCAAGTTTCATATCTAACTCCAAAAAAACAGGGGAAGCAAAAGGCCTCCCCTGAACTCGTTGACCCAGGAGGATCTACCCAGACTTATGCAGCGCGGTAAAGGACTGTCACACCCAAGGTGCCAGCGACGGCAGTACTTGGTGCAGTAGTCACCTTCACACCAATCTTGCGATCAGTGGTTGCCTGCGCAACTGTGGCGATGTTGTTCAGCGTCTTGGTCAGGTTCTTGGAAAATGCCGTAGCTACGGCAACACCGGTATCACCCCAAGCGCCGCTACCATCTGCGGCAGCGGTAGAGAGTGACGCACCAGAACCGTCCCAGATACCGACTTGGAACACAGCAGCACCTGCTCCAGAGTCCATATCGGTACCGTCAACCAGAACGTCAACAGGAACATAGCCTGCGGGCAGAATGCCCACTTGGCCGATGCTGTTGAGCGCCAGATCACCCACTGCCAGGTCGAGCGCGAATCGAACCGCCACGATGTCAGTTTCTGCGGGCGTGGGCACTGGCTTGCGGCCAGTGATGTAGTCATTGCTATTGGTAAAAGGCATGATTTTTCTCCTTTATGTCTGTGCTGATTAGCGGCTTGCGGCAGCGGTATCCAGCGAGAACACGCCGAAATCCTGAGCGCCTGCGGGAGTGGTGAATGTCACCTTCTTCACACCGAAGATAGAAGAAGTGGAAATGATCACCTTGTCGCCGTTGTCGCGAGTTTCCTCATTCCAATCGAAACGCAGGTTGGTACCGGGAGAGCCAAAGGCCATCACAGCAGCTTGCGAACCCAGGAACAAAGAGCGAGCGGCTTCCACGTTGGCTCCAGCGCCAGCATTGGAGAAGCGGATCACGTTGCGGTGACTGTGCAGGATCACGCCACGGTACATGCCCAAAGAACCCTTGAACAACGGATTTGCACGACCTTCGGCAGCAGCAGCAGCCTTTTGAATGTCGAGCCACTGGCCGGTATTCGTGTTCGAGCGCAGATCGTCCTCTTGGAACGTGTGCATCACGCATACGAAGGTTTCGTTACCGTCGATCTTGCAGGGTTGCAGGACCGGGATGTCGGTAGCGCCACCACCTTGTGCGTCAGCTTTGGTCTTGGCACGGTCAACCAGGCGCAGATCGAACTTGTCAGTCGTTGCGATGTTGTTGAACGCGGTAGCCACATTGCCGTAAAGCGTGTGGTTGCTGTCAGGAGTCACCAGGGCGTTATTTGCGCGACCAGTGTAAGCAGCAGGCAGCAAGAAGTTTGCATTCACGCCGCGTGCGCCGGACAAGTAGATGAAGCTCAGTTCATCTTGCAGGCGAGCCCACCAGCTAGATTGCTGACGCTTGGCCTTTTCGCGCAAGTCGTTCAGGGTACGCTTGCGAGTCATGCGGCCACCGGTATTCACACCGCAGCGTGCTTGATCGATGTAGATGGAATCTGAGTAGAAGCGTTGAGCTTCTTCCTTGCCTTCCAAGATGTCCTCGCCTTCAACCGGAGCCATGCGAAGCTCGGCCAGCAGGTCATAGTTGATTGCTTCGCCAGCATCCGACTCCAAGTCGGTCAGGATCTGGATTGGGACTTCGGCCTCAGCGCCGCGCGCCATGAAGCGTTGGTTGAAATACGATTTTTGGCTGGTGTCGTATGCCAGCAATCCTGCCCAGCGTTTTACCGCCTTCGCGTCATTTACGCCAATAATGGTCCGTGCCATGATTACTCCTAAAAGTTAAGTTACTTCTGGGGCACTTCCTGCGCACCAACCATCAGCTTTTCAGCTAGGCTCTACTAGAGCATGCTTGTTACGAAACTGCATGCCCTCTGTAGTGCTTTTTGAGATCACCACGCCAAGAGGCGCAGTGATGCAAAGGCGAGCAAGCTGTCCACTCTTGCGAACCAGTTCAATGGATACTCCATCGGAGAGCTTCAAGGCCTCCCCGATTCGAACATCCAGAACTACACGATGCAGTTCCATGTTTTTCAACCGCCGCGAGAATACTTCTCACGCTGGGCCGCACTCATCTTGGCAATAGCTGATTCAAGATCATTGCCATCAAGAGAGTCAAGGTGAGCAAACTCACCGCCAACATCGCCCGGACCATCACCGCCAGGAATATGCGCAATGGTTTTGGGGGCTGCTGGTGGGTTGCGGTTTTGCGCAGCCGGTTTAGGCGCCGGGTCTGCCTGCTGTGTAGTGGCGGATATGTTTTTCCCATTGAGCACCATCACACGTTTGTGTGCCTCCGTCAGAAACCAATCCATGGACTTGTCTTGATGTGCTGGGTTGTTGGCGAGCACCTTGACGAATTGATCCAGTTCCGCATTGCGTTCCTGGTCAGCCTTGTAGTCAATGCCTTCGGTCTTGGCATTGGAATAAAGACGGTTGATGGCGTTGTTCCACTGCGTCTCTGCATTTTGCTGGGTCATTTCCTGAGAAATTTCAGCTTTGGCGCGGGCCATGGTCAGGGCTTCTCGGTCCTGTGCCAGCGTGGCGTTCTGTTCTTCAAAGGCATCGAAGTCTATTTCACCAGCCTTGAACTGGGCGCGCAGAGCGGCAGACTTGTCGCTCAGATCCTTAACCTTGGTATCGAAGTCCTCGGGTAGCGCAGCCTTGTAGACAAGTTGCTTGTCTTGAGCGGGCTCAGGCTCTGGAGTAGCCTTGGCGGCGGTATCGGCAGCGGCAGCATCAGCGGCCACAGCGTCAGGCTTCGCTTCGCCTGCTTTTTCGGTTGATGTTTCAACCGTTACAGGTTTTCCGTTGGCATCCAAAACTTCATTGGGGTCACCATCGTCTGCGCCGTCATCATCGCCATCGTCACCGGCCAACTTCTTCATGGCCTCCAGTTCGGCAGCGGAATATTCGGATTCATTGAATGCCTCGCGTTCCTCAGCAGTCAAGTTATTGAGGGCGGCTTGGTCAAGATGTGCGGTAGAACTCATGCTCTGTCCTTAGTGGTTGAAAAGTCAGTCGTCTTTGCCTTCTGCGGCGAGTTTCGCCATGTCCAGCATCTTTTTCTTTGCAAGGGCCTGCACCTTGGCGAGGCGCTTGGG